CCGAATAACGGATAGTATCTCCCTGCGTATGGACCAAGGCACGGATGGTATCCAGTTGCATGCCACCCGCTACCAGGGAGTCGATGTTCATATATCCTTCGAGTCCCGCCACAGGCGAAGCATTCAGCTCCATCTCCACCGACTTGAAATGGTAACCCATATATTCGATGAATCGGGAAATGAAGTTATCCTTACCTGTAGAAAGGTAGATATGTCCGCTAGGGAAACTGTTGCGAATCATCACCTGATCGATGCGACGGTTCTTGAGCTGCTTCCATAATTCCTTCTGCAAACCGGTAACTCTGTGCAGGAGTTTCTCGTAGCCTCCATGCGCATCCATGTTCAGACGGAAATCTCCACACTCAGCTATGGCATGGGTGGTATCTCTATCGGTCAGGATATCTACCTTCACACCTACTGGGCGATAGACTTTCTTTTCTGTCCTTACGGTGATATCATCCAGGTTAGCCCATACCTTGTGACTATCCTTCAGATCGGAATGAACATCGATCTGGCCACAGAGCGAAACATCCACTGGCTTATCGGTAATCTTCAACTGATACATATCGGCATGGCGCACATCTGCCACCAGTGTAGCCTGCAACTTCTTGGTATTAGCCAGGGCATCCACGGCGATGTTACCATTCAGCAGGTCATTCCTACTATCCAGCTTGGCATGAATTCTACCGTTGGCAACCTGCGCATCAGCCACCATGTCATGCAACTGATACTTGTCATAATGTACCTGGTTAACCTTGGCTTTCGCCATCAGTCGGGTTCGAGGCGACAGGAAATCTGTACCCACGCCCTTTGCCTCTACCTCTCCCGTAAAGGTGTAGAGAATCTGGTGAGGCAGGAAATGCTGGGCCTGAATCTGTCGTGCCTGCAACTTTGCCTGATAAGCCAGGCGATTCATATCGATGCTGCCATCCCTACGGGTCTTGGCATCAATGATAGCATCCACCTTCATGCTTCCCTTACCTTCGGTAAGAGCCAGTTTGGTGGCATACTTCGTTCCATCCATCTTCACATTTCCCAGAATGCCGATGCCGCTAGGGATGCGGATTTCCTGTGTCAAGGCAGGATCGAGCATGGCTGTTACCATACCGAGATTGTAGGTGCGTGCCTTCAGATTGATATTCGCTTTCAGACGATTCATATCTGTCATATTAGCTACCATGCCATCCGTGCTTAAATCGAAAACGGTAGGCAGATTCACCTTGACTCCCGAGAAAGAGGCACGCTGCAAGTTTCCCTTCAGCGAACCTTCCACCTTCATCGGATAGTAAGGCCATCGGCTCTTCATCTGCTTTGGCAATGCTTCACCGATGAAGAGGAATAGATCAGAACGGCCCAAGGCACCTTTCACACGCGCCATTACCTTGCCAGGATTCTTCTCGGCAAAGGCATTCATATCCATATCTACAGTAGCCTGCAAATGAGATTCCGGAGTACGGAAATAGAGATCAGGCAACTGCAACTTCACGGAATCCATCACAAATCTGCCATTCAGCTGATCTATCTTCAGTCCACTCTTCTCCTTCATCCTTGCTTCCTTGATCTTTACATCAATCCTGGAATCGCAGAAATAGAAGGAATCGGCCTTCAATGCCATATCGCGGAAGGCAAGATGGTTGAAGTCCAGACCGGATACAGGACGTTCGAAATTCTGGTCGTAGTTCACCCTGCCGTTCTTCCAGTCCAAGTGCTTGACCTGATACAGACCTTTGAACAGGTCAAGGTAGGTGGTGCGGGCGATCGCATCACCGAAATAAGCATTCACCTGAAGGGTATCTCCAGGCATGTGTAGGGTAAAATCGGTATTCTTTAGTTTCAGTTTCTGTAAGTTGATCTTCCAGTAATTGGTACTTGGAGTCGTATCTGGCGGAACGGTATCGCTCAACTCCACAGACAATCTGGCATCTGAAATCAGGGCATCGTTCACATTCACCCGTTCCTTGCCCAGATCTATACCATGCGCCATCAGCTGCAATCTGCCCACATCTCCCTTGATTCGGGCTTCGTGGATAAAGTTGGTGGTGTTCACCTTCATCTTCGTGAAGTTCAGTTCATCCACCATCACCTGATTGCTGAAGAGTGGCAGCAACTGCACATCTACCACCATCTTCTGGATGTCGGCTACGGTATCTTTTTTATTTCTTAAAGCAAGGTTTCTGCTGTTCTTCAATGAATCGACAGGTTGCAGTACTTTCACGTCTTCCACTCCCAGCTTGAGAGGGAAAACGAGTTGTACATGCTCTACGGAAATATCCATGCCCGTCGATTCTGAAGCATAAGAAGCAACTTGCTTTACTGCCCAGTTCTGTACTGGAGGCAAATAAAGCAAAACAGCCAACAATAATATGAGCACGAATGGGGTAAGAACAACGATCCCCACCCATTTCGCATACTTCTTCATAAGCATGGATATTAAATTGTTATGGAGCAATAGCTCTCCATAGATTATCATCTGGCAGAGGAGCTTCCACTACAATGTTTTCTTTTGATACTGGATGCACAAACTCTACCTTGTGCGAGAGAAGAGAGATACTTCCGTCGGCATTGCTGCGAGGAGAACCGTATTTCAGGTCGCCCTTGATCGGGCACCCCATCTTAGCTAACTGGCATCTGATCTGATGATGACGGCCTGTCATCAGGTTCACTTCCAAAAGGGTGTAATGATCAGTATGCCCTATCACCTTATACTTCAATATCGCCTTCTTCGAATTCTTCACCTCATGGTCGTAAGCGTAGCTTTTATTCTGCTTTTCGTTTCTTACTATCCAATGAGTCAATGTTGCCTCAGTCTCACGTGGCATATTCTTCACGATAGCCCAATAGGTCTTGTGAACTTCGCCATCACGGAACATATTGTTCAGACGGCTCAAAGCCTTGGAGGTTTTGGCAAATACCACGAGTCCTGAGACAGGACGATCAAGTCGATGCACCACACCCAGGAATACATTTCCTGGTTTCTGGTACTTCTCCTTGATATATTGTTTTACCGTCTCTGAGAGAGGCTCATCGCCGGTCTTGTCGCCCTGCACGATTTCACCACTTCTCTTAGAGACGATAATTATATGGTTGTCCTCGTAAACTACCTGCATGTTTTATCTAAAACAGATGCCAATAGATTACATATTCATACCACCATCGATCTGGATTACCTGACCGCTTACGTAGCTTGACATATCAGAAGCGAGGAAGAGACAAACATTTGCAATATCCTCAGTCTGACCACCACGACGCAAAGGAATCTTCTTCATCCAGTCCTTACGGATTTCCTCTGGCAACTGTGCAGTCATAGCTGTCTCGATGAAACCAGGAGCTACTGCGTTAGCACGTACACCCTTAGGACCCAACTCCTGAGCGATAGACTTAGCCAAAGCAATCATACCAGCCTTAGAAGCTGCATAGTTACACTGACCAGCGTTACCATGAACACCAACAACAGAAGCCATGTTGATGATAGAACCGCTGCGCTGACGGAGCATGATAGGAGAACAAGCGTGGATAAAGTTGAAGGCAGACTTCAAGTTTACGTTCAAAACTGCATCCCACTGAGCCTCACTCATACGAAGCATCAAACCGTCCTTAGTGATACCTGCGTTGTTAACGAGAATATCGATAGAACCGAAATCTGCGTGAATCTGCTTAACGGTCTTCTCAGTCTCCTCGAAGTCAGCAGCATTACCAGCGTATGCGCGGCATGTTACACCAAGAGCCTCAATCTCCTTGCGAGTAGCCTCCAAGCCAGCTGCCATATCATCATTGAGTACGAGGTCTGTGAATGCGATGTTAGCACCCTCAGAAGCAAATTTCATAGCGACAGCCTTACCGATGCCGCGAGCTGCACCTGTTACAAGGGCAGTTTTACCTGTTAATAATCCCATTTCTTTCTTATTTAATTAATAATCAGTTTATTATGAATATCTTATTTAAAGTTTTAAGCCTGATTTACCCAAGGCGCCATAAACAACCTTTGCAACCAGCGGTTTACTTGACTCCACATTCATACCATGGCCTAATCTTCCATAAATGAAAGGTACTTCCAGCCCCTTGATACAATAGTGGGTAATATCAGCAACTAAATCAATATTGTCGATGTCAAATTCCCCATCTTCCTTTCCCTCGGCATAGACACGACGGAAGATTTCGATTTCATCCTCATCAAAGTTCTTGCGAGCTTTCTCTACCATCCAGATGTTACGAAAGAACTCAGCACGAAGATTGCCATTACGTACCACTGTTTCCTTGATCATACTGAGATGGGTGTAAATCAATTCTATGATCTTGTCCTGAGGACGCATCTTACAGTTGGCTACCTCATCCAATTTATCAGAAAGACGCTCCAACTCCGACTCGATGACTGCATAATAGACATCTTCCTTTCTACTGAAATAGGTATAAAGCGTACGACGCCCCTTACCAGATGCTACAGCAATATCATTCATTGTAGTATTGGCTATACCATTCTTGGCAAACAGTTGTCTTGCAACATCTACCAGTTTTTGTCTTGTTTTGGATACTGACATATCGAAGCCCTTCCTTTATTTTATTAGTTGCACATAAATTTATCAATGTGCAAAAGTAGTGGTTTTATTCGATATACGCAAATATTTAGTGTTAAAAAATAGAATATGTTGGATTTCAAATGAATATAAAGCAAAATGAAAGGGAATTCAATGAGAAAACTAAAGAAATTCTAGATAATCAAGAGGGATAAGAGAAAAAGAACAATGGAGGAGAAAAGGTGATAAACACAATATGAAGAAAACAAAAAAAGGAAGTGATTAATTAATCACTTCCTTTATTTGGTTGCGGCGGCAGGACTGATGACAAGCCTACTACCGCCGGATAAGATTTTAGATGCCCAATATCATAACCAACACATTAATAATATGATATACCTTATTATATATAGGGGAGAAAAGAACTAAAAAAAATCAGTAAGCACTAATTTTCGTTTGAATTTAGTCCTTTTTATCCTTACTTTCGAGAAGTTTTATATAATTCTCCAATGTATTGATGCGTTTATCCTTTTCCTGGATTAACTCTTTGAGATACTGGGTCTCCATTTTACTATTGTTAATCTTCACATTCGAGAGAACATTATTAGAACCAATGACTTCTCCCGTCTTTTTCGTGGCCCACTCGGGAGTGGTAAAGAAGTCATCCATCGAGCACTTGAGTACATCACGCATACGCTCAAGGGTATTGCAAGTGACACTCGTTGCCGTTTCAACATGATACAAGCCTGTTGATTTTCCCTGAAAAACCTGTTCTTCGAACTGTTTCTTGGTTAAACCAGCTTCTGCTATTAACTTTCTGAGTACCTGACCGTTATACATAACAACACAATTTAATTAATAATATTTAACTAACATCTATTAGTATTTTTACTAAAAGATATTAGTATTTTCTAATTTTTATTCGTAACTTTGCAACAAAGTTAATAATAATATTTGAAATATGAAAGAAAATATGCAAAAAAGTGATGAAAAAAAATCATTGCGCGACTGGTACAACGAGATTCCTCGTAACAAGCGCAACAAGTTCATTTTGGCTCTGCAGCTGAAATTCGGCATGTCGGCATCAGGCATCTACGACAAGATCAAGAAGAACAACTGGTTGCCATACCAGCGTGAGATGGTAGATGAGGTTATCAACGAGGGTAAATGGGAGAAGTAAATGGGAAAGATGACTATCAAGTGCAACAGCGAACAGCTGAAGTACATCCAGAAGGACTTCGAGGACGCTAGCGTTCCGGTCGATATGTCGTACGGACCTTTCCATAAAGGCAAATCTGAGGTTAATCTTTTCTACGATGACGCTGAAGACGGAATTGTAGAAGGAATTGTTAAATATAGAATGAGAAACAATGAAAAGAAAGGTTAAAACTATGTCTATAGAGGATGCCATCAAGGAAAAATTCCCTGATGCTACTATATATGAAGTTAGAAACGACCGTTTTGGCAAATGTATATTAGGTGTAGTTCCCACCAAAGATGGGAAAGATCATATTGTCGAATGGAATAAAACCGGGAATGCTTCCGAATGTGAGGTAGGCGGTAGAGACTTCCGGGAAATCAGATGGAACGAAGAGGAGCAGTGACCAGAATACATCCACACCAAGCTACTTCTCCACGACGATAGATTTAACGTACAAGTAGATGCCTCCAAGTAAATGTCTAAGCTGCCCAATAGGGGTGAACTGTATCAACGGAAGATACTGCCCCCTATTTCGCAGATATATAGAGCATAGCTCTGAACCACTCGGATGTACACCTGAAAAAATAAACGAATATGAAAGCAATAATGACACTGGAATCAGGGTATAAGGCTATCATAGATTTCCTTACCCCCCCACTACGTAAAAGATTCGAGACACAAGCGGAATTCGAAAGCCGCATTCTCTCAGAAATCAACCTATCTCAGCCAAATGCTGTCAACAAAGCCGTAAAGCTACATGTCCTAAGGCATTAAGGCTATCGGCAGCAAGTATTTTGTTTTGAGCCTGCAAACATTTATCTTTGCAGGCAGTTTTTAAAGGAAAAGAAATATGATCAAAGCAGAACAGATTTACCAGGCAACCGATGACGGACTGGACATAATCATCGCATTATACCCGGACGCCAAAGAATGCGTGCAGAAATACTGCACAGGAACGCCCAAGAAGCACTTTGCCATCCGAAAGGAGAATACCCCATCGTGTTCCCTGAAGAAGTACAAGGAATGCTGGAGAGTAACAGACTTTGGAGGCGAAGGAAATGCAGAATCTCCTATCGATCTCTATATGAAGGAGAAGAATATCGACCGTTTCCCTGATGCCATCCTTCGCCTGGCAGCAGAGTATAATGTTACCGATGAGCTCAAGAAGGATGTAAACAAGCCTACTTTTGCAGAACGTGATGCCACCATCGATGAGAAAGATGGTATCCGCATCTTTGAACTCAATGATAAATTCACGGAAGATGAACTGAAGGTTCTTGGCCCAAACGTGAAGCAGGAACATGTGGATGCCCTAAACTGGCATTCAGCCAAATGGATTGGATATGTCAAAGACCGCAAGGTCAAGATCAAATACAGCAATGAGCACTACCCTATCTTCATGCGTGAGTGCCTGGTTTCTCCAGCTGAAGGAGAGAAACCGGAAGTAAAATTCTACAAGATATACGAACCGCTCAACTTCAGCAAACAGTGGAGATTCTCATATACTCCTGATGGTGTCAAGCCTAAGAAGTACATCAATGGTCTGGCTGAGCTCAAGAAAGCATACCATGAGTTCAACGCCAAGGAGATGGCTGAATTCAACAAGACCAACGTCGATGAATCGAAGGTCTATAAAGAACAGAAACTTCCTGAAGCATTCATCTGCAGCGGAGAACGAGACAGCCTCTGCTGCAAGTCTCTCGGTTACCACCCTCTATGGTTCAACTCTGAGACCTACAAGCTCAGCGAGGAGGAATACAGAGAAATCATGAAGTATGTGGAAGTGCTCTATAATATACCGGACATCGACGAGACCGGCATCTCCAAGGGAACGGAACTTGCCCTGCGCTACATTGACATACATACCATCTGGCTTCCTCAGTGGCTTCGCACCTATCACGACAACCGAGGAAAAGGCCGCAAAGATCTCCGCGACTGGATGGAACTCCGCAACACCCGCAAGGACTTCCGCAACCTGATGACACTGGCAATGCCTGCCCGTTTCTGGGTGAGCAAGCTCAACAAGAAATCCAACACCTGGGACCACTACATTGATACAGCGTGCCTCTACAATTTCCTTCGCCTTAACGGTTTCTACACGCTCCATGACGAGAACTCCACCATCACGAAGTATGTAAGAATCACCGGTAACATCGTGAAGCTCATCAACACAAGAGATATCCGTGAGTTCTGCCGCCAATGGGTCATCGATAGAGCTGAAAAGCGAGATATTCTCAACCTGGTATTGAATACCCCGAAGCTCTCCAGCGCTGCGCTCGATTCACTCCAGGAAATAACGCTTGATTTCACCAACTACACCAATCATTCACAGCTGTTCTTCTTCCCTCGTGTCAGCATAGAGGTAACTAAGGATGGCCTGATAGAGTATCAGCGTGAAGGAAGCTCGCTCAAGAACTACGTATGGCAGGAGAACGTCATCGATCATAACTTCAAGAAGCTCGATGATATGTTCACCATCACGCGCACCATCGATGAGGATGGCAGACCGAAGTTTGATATCGAGGTCAAGAACGTGAGTTCTCACTTCTTTGGCTATCTGATCAACGCCTCACGCACCTACTGGCGCAAGGAACTGGAATACAACTTCGAGGAGAGAAGCGTTGATGAGAAAGAAGCATATCATAAGGCTCACCTATTCGATATCGCAGGTGAAGGCCTGACCGATGTCGAGATTGCCGAACAGAAACAGAATCTCATCAACAAGATATTCACATTCGGGTATATGCTTCATCATTACAAGTCTCCTTCACGAGCATGGGCGCCTATGGCCATGGACAACAAAATCGGTGAAGACAACGAATGCAACCGCCGTTCGGGTAAGAGTTTCTTCTTCAAGACACTCTCTTTGCTGATGAAGACCGTTAAGCTGTCCGGTAGAAACCCGAAGCTGATGGACAACCCTCATGTCTTCGACCAGGTAACCCAGCACACCCAGATGCTGCTGCTCGATGACTGTGACCGGTATCTCAACACAGGACTCTTCTATGATAATATTACTTCAGATATGACTGTAAACCCAAAGAACAACCAGAGCTTCACTATACCTTTCGAGGATAGCCCGAAAATTGCCTTCACTACTAATTATGTGCCGGCAGATTTCGATCCGTCTTCAGAGGCGAGATTGCTGTATATGGTGTTCTCAGACTATTATCATCAGCGCACGGAGGATAATGACTACCAGGAGACCAGAAGCATCAGAGATGACTTCGACAAGGATCTGTTTTCCAAGACCTATTCTGAGGCCGAATGGAACGCAGACATCAACTTCTTCCTGCAATGCTGCCGCTTCTACATATCTCTCGTGGGAGAACCCGTAAAGATACTGCCACCTATGGAGAATATCGTTAAGCGCAAGTTTAAAGCTGATATGGGTGTGAACTTCGAGGATTGGGCCAGTTCTTATTTCTCTGAGGAGAGTGGAAGACTCGACGAGTTTGTCGTAAGAGAAAAGGCATTTACAGACTTCAAACAGTTCTCCGGCCTTAACAAAGCAACGACACAGAGCTTTACCAAGAAGCTGAAGGCATTTGTGGAGCTATGCCCATACATTGAAGCCCTGAACCCGGATGACCTCTGTAACAGCCAGCATCGCATTATCAGAAGAGATCCAGCGCATCCTGATGGAAGCCCGGTTGAGATGATTTATCTCAGAAGCAAGAAGAGTGATTCTCCAAAAGAAGAAACTCAAGCAAAAAAGGGTGATTATCAATCGACAATCGACTGGAGCAAGATAGATACTAATAGTAACGAAGCTTTCTAACCCCTACATATATAATAGGGTATATAGCCCCAAGTTATAGTGCAAAGGTACAAAAAATATCTGAATTATGCAAATATTTTCGGCAAAATTTTCAAGCGAAATTCGCTGATTTTTATATTTCTTTTCTCATGTTACGAGGGAGTGATGAGCATCTGTTCATCGCTCCCTTTTTCGTCTTCACCAGGTATGGCCAGCCCTGCCCGACAGGCTCATTTTAGCCCTTTTCCCCCGCCTACCGCTGTTTTCCCCACTCCCCTTTCTTATTTATTATACAAATCTTTTGTAACTCTGTAACAGAATGTTGGTGAAAGAATATAAATAACTAAAAAAGAGCGAGTTAACCAAAACCCGAGCCGTTACAAAGTTGCGTTACATCTCAGTTACAAAGTTTTTGAAGTTTGTAACGAACTGTTTTTGTAACAGCGCCCCACCTTCTCATATAGGTTATGTTACAACTTTGTTTTGGCTCACTTTTTTGTATCGAAAAAATGTATCAAAAGAATAGCACTGATTATCAGTAAGTTACAAAGCCGTAGTTACACGATACAAAAATACAAACTTTTCGGACGAAATTACATCACATCAAATTTACTAAGAAATATTAGCTTTTTACCAATAATTATTAGTTATCTCAATTTTTATTTGTATCTTTGCCGAAAAATGGCATATGAATAGAGTAGTTTACATCAAGGTGCCTGCTCATATCAGGCAATGGGCATACCATAGTTATGGAAATCCAATTATTTTCCCTATCATCGGCAACGAGGTTGCCGTCATACGTCGGTTCACAAGTAAACCGCCTCAGGCTAGACTGTCGCCTGTAGAACAGGAGAGCCAGGAAGAGATGGAGAAGGCGGATGCCGCCTCACTGCACCAGAGCGTGACGAATACTTTCAAAGATGAGGAGTACGAACAGAGCCGATGGCTCATTCACCCTAATGAGTATATCGCCATCTCGCTTCCGGAATCCAAGGCGAAGCCAATACGTGAGTACAACTACCTGGGGCCACGTGCCAGAAGAGCCGTGAAGGAGATGATCACCGACCTTTTCAAGATGGACCTCTGGGCATCCCTGAAGGACATCGCTAACCGCTCATGCAAGCTTTCGTCACTCATTTCAGCCTGGTGCGAGCAGCATGGCATTGGCATTGATTATGAGGATACAGTGCGCCAATGCTTCTACAGAATGCGCGATCAGCACGCAAAAAAGGGCGTAAATTTAAACTCTACAACAAGATTTAATAAAGATTAATACATTTTTTTCCGTTTCAGCGAACAACTCCGAACAGAATAGAAATATTCGAAATAACCAAACAACTTAGAAATATGGCATACATCAAAAACATCATCAAGATTGAGATGACAGAGGCAGAAAACCTCAAAAGTGTCGTCTTCCCTATGGATCAGAGATGCATTGTACCGTCGGCTGCTAACTTCCGGTCAATCCAATGCAAAGTTCCGTCAAGTTGTGAGATTTCCGACAAAGTAGAGTCAAAAGTCCGCATTTTCACCTCCAAGCTCACCTTCAAGTCGTGCGAGCAGATAAATCCGAACTACCGACCTCTAGCCTTCAGAATCACCACGGCAGATGGCATCCGCTACCTTATGGGCTGCGACCGCCGACCATATCCGGTACTCACCCGTATCGAAAACCTGCCAAATTCACATACGGAATCTTCCCTGATTACCTATACAGCGACTTGGACAGACGTCATCAGACCGCTCCAAATCATAGAATAAGTTTTTTTATTTCTTCTCCTTATTATATAACTTTGCGGCAATCAAATTCGCTAAGTTGTATGAAATATCAAATATCTATCACCGGTTATATAGGGTCGTGGACCAAGTTTATGGTCCGCGATATCCTTAATAACAACAAAGGCAAGCACGTCGATGTAGCCATCGATTCGCCGGGCGGTGCGGTTTCCGCAGGTCTCGCCATCTGTCAGATGTTCAAGGACCATGGCGATGTGACGGTTGACTTTCAGGCGGGCTTCTCTGCATCTGCCGCCACCATCTGTGCGATGGGCGCCAAGAAGATCCGAATGAACAAGTACAGTTTGCTCCTGGTTCATAAATGTTCCACGGAGCAGTTTGTATGGAGCGCCCTCAATGAGGAAGAAATCGGTTCCCTCATCGAGCAGCTGCAGAAGCAGCAGGAAGACCAGCAGAAGATAGACAATATCATTGCCAATGTTTACTGCGATCGCTCGGGAAAGAAGCACGAGGATATCATCAAGGTGATGTCTGAAGCCAAATGGCATACCGTGGATGAGTGCATCGATCTCGGTTTAGTCGATGAGTCGATGGATGGCAAGCCGGCTGAAATCACAGAGTCAACACAGAACTTCATCAAGTACAACGATCTTCCAGCACTGCCGGAGGTCGTCAATTCCTGGTATGAGAAGAAGCCGGGCTTCCTGGGACGAATCTTCGGAAAGGAAAACTCACACAAAAATGTTTTAGATATGATTAAGAAATGGACTCACATCAACAATGTTCTCAACGTAGAGGGCATTGAGGCAGAAGAATCAGCCAAGGACTGCACCATCTCCCAGGAGCAGATGCAGAAACTGGAGGATAAGATTGCTGCCGACTCCAGCTCGATCAAGACCAAGAACGAGGAACTCGATAAGGTCAAGAACGAGAAGAAGGAACTGGAGGATAAGGTCAAGAACCTGGAGAAGGATAAGAAAGACCTTGAAGAGAAAGTAAAGGATCTGGAGAAAGAACCGGGTGGCGAAACCCACACTGCCGTAGATGACAACAAGGCTCAGGACTTCTGCTCAGATCAAGTATCGGACGTTTTAATTGATTTTGCATAATATGGCAGAGAATGATAAATTTGTTGCACCTGTTGACGTAAAGGAACAGCTGCAAAAGACGGCAAAGATCTACCGTAATAAGTTAATCACCATGCCTACCAGAGGTCTGAAGAAGTCACTCAGCTACATGACTCTTCGCCCAGGCATCCGTGTATCAGAGACCGTAGGCGAACTTACAGGCGGTGCTGAGTTCGGTCCATACGATGAGAACCGCGTAGCTGACGGCAACGTCAAGATTGCACCTCGTACCCTGGAGGTGTTCTTTGGCAATGTCGATATCAAGTTCTCACCTAACTCAGTTTATTCCACCATCTGGGGCGCCAACGTCACTAATGGCGATGCCCTGAAGAATGTGCCTATCACGCTGCAGGTTCTTCAGCTCCTCGCCCTGAAGCTCGGCAAGAACCTCGACAAGGTTCTGTTCAAGGCAGTACGCAACCCTACAGGAACAGGTTCTGTTGACCTCTTCAATGGTTTTGATACCATTGCCAAGACCGAACTCGCAGCCGGTAAGCTTTCTCACGACCTCGGAAACCTCATCAAGGTTGCAGATATCCTGGGCGACAACAAGACCATCAACGATGACAACGCCGTAGATTTCGCACAGGGCATCTGTGAGTTTGCCGACGAAGAGCTGATGGCAGAGGATAAGGTTTACCTTTACGTTCCTCAGTCGTTTGTCAACCTCTACAACCGTGCCTACCTCAAGAAGTTTGGTTCTGTTCCTTACAACAAGGAGTACAACCACCTCACAGTAGAAGGCTTCAGCAACGTAGAGTTCGCCACCCTCTCCAACAAGAAGGACGCTCCTTTCTTCGAGCTTACCACCAAGAACAATATGCTTGTAGGTGTCAACGAGCTTAACAACAACGATGCCGAGAAGGTTAGCGTGGAGAAGTACAATCCATGGAAACTCGACTTTATCGCTACCAAGTTCTTCGGAACCCAGTTTGAGAGCATCAACAAGGAGCGCGCCCTGTTCATCACCGATGATGGTACCAAGCCACTCATCCAGAAGGCAGCCACATCATCTGCCAGCCAGACTGGCGGCAAACAGAGTGGCAAGGACGATACCGCTGACGGAAACGTCTAATGTTTCACCTTATATAATATAGGAGATTAAAATATGGCATGTACTAACAAAGATTTATATAAATCAGTGCGCAAATGTCCGGGTACGATTATTCGTCCCGGCATTAAGCCGAAGTTCCTGGCCATCCCGCTTTCGCAGATTCTTGCATGGCCAAAGCTTCCAGATCCTGGCGATACCACCAAGGGACTGGAGGAACTCGCTACCTATAAGGGTGACTTCACTCTTGCCGCTGATGCCAAGTGGCACGCAGTTGACCTCGTAGCACTCAAGTCTTCCATCACCACGGAGACTCAGGGCGAAGCTCCATCAGCTACCTTCCTCAACAAGGCAGAGTATATCATCGGCGGCACTGATGCCGATATTACCGGTTTCGGCCGTATGGCGATCAATGACGAACTGGTCTATGCCCAGCAGGATCCTAATGGCCGCTTCCGCATTCTCGGTAACGAGATGTTCCCGGTGAAGACCACATTTGCCCAGAACAGCGGCGCCGGAGCTACCGACTCAAAAACCTCAACTCTCGGCGTAGAGGCCACCGATTTCTGCCCTGCTCCATACTATGATGGCAAGCTTGAGACAGATGAAGGTGATATCAAGGGCAGCGATGGCTCTGCTTGGGAAGCAACTGGTCACGCGTAAGATTTGCCCAAATTTACATAACTACACATACTGATTTGCTTAGGTGGCTCTCGCTTCGTGCCTGAGCCGCCTTTGTTTGTTTTCACCTTATTATATAATTGAATATGGATCATCAATTTACAAGACAGATGCAGGAGTGGCTCAACTCCAAGCACGAATCGGATGCAGAAATCATCAAGGGAGCAGATATGCTCTTCCGTCTCAACCGAAACCGGTTCTATCATGTCCGAGCAACCCGACAGCCCCAGGCATACCGCACCAACATAGAGTATGAACTGAATAAGTTCCTCAAGATCCGTCTCGACAACATGACCATCGAGGAGGTCAGGAAGATGAACGATATCGTGATTCCTGAAGCCCAGGCTATCATTGCCGAAGGAGAACCGGAGAATATCGGAGAAAATGAGAGAATATCAGAGAATAACGGAGAAAATCAGGGAGAATCGGAGAAAAACGGCGATTCCATCGAGGAAAATGCCTCTACCGATGATGCAGAACTCCCGTCCTCGGATAGCGACGGAGTGGCTGTTGTCCGTAAGGGCAAGCGCAAGGATCACGATTTCCTGCCCAAGGAAGTAGCCGACCTCTGGGATATCAACGCCAAGCGATACAAGGAAATCAAATCCACCTTCGAGACGCTCAAGGCGATGGAAGACAAGGAGCCGTGCGACCGATATGAGTATCTGAAGATTCTTTCGGATCTCGACAAGAAATACCGTGCCGATATGCTCACCTACGATTCATACCAGGTGACTCGTGCCGACCGTGACCGGGTAGCCAAGGAACGGGTATCATAAATTATTCAGAACATAATATCAGAAATAGTATGAAAAATGTAAATTATGAAGAATTCGTGGAAAAGTTCAAGCCGAAGAAAACCACGGACGACTGTTATACTCCACCAATTGTGTATGATGCCGTACTAGATTGGGTGAGAAAGAACATAATAGGAGACAGACCTGTGGTTCGCCCATTCTATCCTGGTGGAGATTATGAAAATTATGATTACCCGGAAGGTAGTGTTGTCGTCGATAATCCGCCGTTCTCTATATTTGCCAAAATCTGCGACTTTTATGTTGCTCGTTCTATCCCGTTCTTTCTTTTCGCACCAGGAATGACAAGCATTCGCGACAATGTAACCTTTATAGGAATCGGAGCATCGATAACTTACGAAAACGGAGCATGCGTTAATTCTTCGTTTGTCACGAATATGCTTGGCGACTTAGCCTGTACTACAGCACCTGCTCTCTATAAGGCAGTTAAAAAAGCGAATGACGAAAATATAAAAGGAATGCGTAAAAGTTTACGCAAACTTTCTTTTCCTGATAATGTTCTCCGAAGTTCAGAACTCAATACAATGAGCCGTGCAGGCATAATGTTTAGCGTTAAAAAGAGCGAATGCCGTGTTGTAAAAAGAGTTTCTATATATAAAAAAAGAGAGTTTGGCAGCTCTTTTCTGCTGTCAACTCGGTTGACAGCAGAAAAGCTTGCAGCAGAAAAGCTTGCAGCAGAAAAGCTTGCAGCAGAAAAGCTGCAGCTTAATGATGCATGCATTGAAATCATCAAGATTCTAGACGAACAGGACAAAACATGAGAGAACCAGCCAACATCGATGCCATCATCGACCTGATGGACCGCACACCCGAAGAGATGGATGCACAGAATGTTCCCGCACCCGTGCGCGACCGCATTCTGCGCATCCGGGCTCTTTATGCCTGGTGGCTCATCAATCCACGCAAGACAGACCAGGAACTGGTCTTCAAGGATATGCAGGACTACAAGGTGCAGCGCATGATGGCTTACAATGACCTGCACCTCATCAAGCTCATACTGGGCAACCTGCAGAAGGTTTCCAAGGACTTTGCCCGGTACCGCTTCGACCAGATGATTCAGCGCACCTATGAGAAGGCAGACAATATGGGCGATGCCAGAGCCATGGCTGCAGCAGCTGCTGCATACGGTAAATACCACCTGCTCGACAAGGAAGACCCTGTGGATAACGGCTACGACATGATCCAGCCTCAGGTATTCATTCCTACTACCGACCCTCGCCATCTCGGACTGAAGCGCATACCGAACGTGATGGGTACCATCAAGAAGCTCATCAGGAAATACACCGACAACTCCATGGATCTCATCAGGATCGAGAGCGAGGATTATGACGAGCAGCTCCTGGAATATACACCAACAGAAGAAGTCAAGGAAGAGGAGAATTCATTATGATAGAGCAATATTTCAATCCGGCACAGCAGGAAGTAAACCTCATCAATGCCCGCGACTCTGTGGTCGTGGGCGGTCGTGGTATCGGAAAGAGTATCCTGCATGCCACCTTCAACCTGCGCAACATGCAGCGTATGCCCGGAAGCGACGGAGGTTTCGTATCAGCCAACACCAAGCGATGTCTCACCAATACGCTTCCTTCCATGCTCCAGCACTGGGAGCGATGGGGATTCCACCGGGGCAAGCATTATCTCATCGGCATCAAGCCACCCAAGAAGCTGGGATGGCCGGAACCGGTAATCCCGCCTTCCAACTGGGAGAACACCATCTCTTTCTATAACGGGTCTATCGGTACTATCATCTCCCAGGACCGCAAGGGAACCTCCAACTCCCTCTCGCTCGATTACCTGGATATCGACGAGGCGAAGTTCATCAACTTTGAGCAGCTGAAGGATGAAACCTTCCCTGCCAACCGTGGTAACGTGAATCTTTTCGGGCGCCACTACTACCATCACGGCATGCTCATCACCTCGGATATGCCCGTAACCAAGAAGGGTTCCTGGTTCCTCAACTACAAGAAGGACTGCGACCAGCAGCTCATCGACGCCATCTCTTCGCTCGTGGTGGAGGAATATGATATCCGCAACCGCATCAAGACCTCAGGGCACATCAGCCTCTATGCCAAGCGCAGACTCAAGGAGATTGGACTGCACCTGGCACAGCTGCGCTCCAAGGCTCTCTTCTATAAAGAGTATTCTTCGGTATATAACATCGAGGTGCTGGGCATGGATTTCATCAAGCAGATGAAGCGAGATTTGCCAGCCCTCACCTTCCAGACCTCCATCATGTGCAAGCGCCCTTCCATCTCGCTCGATGGCTTCTACTCCAATCTCCGGGACGTGAACCTATATACGGCGCCCAACCTCGCCTATCTGGACGGGCTGGAGTATGATATAGACAAGCTTCAGCATGTGGATTCACGCATGGATGATGATGTGGATCCCGACCGCCCACTGTGCATCGCCTTCGATGCCAACGCCCTGATCAACTGGATAGCCGTGGGACAGGACAACCTGCGGGGTGAAGCCCGCTGCCTGAAGAGTATCTTCGTGAAGTATGAGGAGAAGCTGCCTGCCCTGCTCGATAAGTTCATGCAGTATTACGAGTATCACCGCTGCAAGGAGGTGAACTTCTACTACGACTCCACCTTCGTGGGCAACAACTACGCCCTGATGAATGATGACTTCCACACCTTCATCACCAACTACCTCACAGACCATGGCTGGTATGTGAACGATGTGTATCTGGGCAACCCGATGGGACATCTTGAGAAGATGCTGCTCCTCAACCGTATGTTTGTGGGAAGAGCTGAGCACAGGATAATGATCAATAGCGAGAACAATGAAGACCTGCTCATCTCCATCCGTCTGGCAGGAGTGTATAACGGCAAGAAGGATAAGCGTGGAGAGAAGCTGGCAGAGACTGAAGAGGATAAGCTGGAGGCTCGCACCGATGGTTCTGATGCCTTCGATACGCTGATGATTGGTATAGAGAAGTTCCCGCAGTCTGATGGGTACATCGCTACTGGTTCTATGCTGTAACAGATAAGCTCTCATAAAAATTGTTCTAATGTAAATCTGGTGGTGGCATTCTTGCCCGACCGCCGTTGAGGGGAGTGCGCTGCGAAGCGTGCTCCCTTTTCTTTTCCTTTTACCTTCTTACAAATTCTTTAACGGTCGTTTACATATTCCGCCCGTCTCAAGGAGGCAGGAAGCGCCCTCGGGCGTAGGGCAGTGGGGGGTCCTATCGTTGACAGAAAGGATTTTTTTCTCTTGAACCCACTAAAACCCCGATAAAATCGAGGTTTTCCAACCTCTGGGTGTGGAAAACCTGTCGTAAAACGACACATTCGGCATCTTCAACTTCGAGGTCGAAGCCTGCCGAATGTTGCGATTTCATCGGTTTAAGGTATGTTTTCCGTTCCAGAGACCGCAAAACATTGTTTTTTCATAGCGCAAATTTCTCATCTCCCAGTATTGTATATTTTAGTTAAAATTTGCGCATTTTTATGCCCTGCTCTTTGTTCTTTTGGATATTATTTATTATCTTTGCACCAACAAAAGATAATAATGCAATGCATGATTCGGGCAGGCTTCGTGCAAGGCAATATATAACGATATACAGCTGTAATGGCTCGTGCTGAAGGACTGCCCTCTGGATGCACGAGCCGTTTTTATTTATGAGAAAGATAATAGGATACGATGATGATGAGTGGAGCCATTCAAGCGATGATGGCAGCGGATACTCAAATGAAGGTCATGGCAAACATTGAAAATTTAATTAAGGCTACAATGAGAATTATCAGGAAGTCTATTCCTACAGACCACTTGATAGCTCTCATCGCCTTATCTATCACCTGGCATCTGTCTGTGAGCTGCTGCCTGTTGTAGTGGTAAGCTTCCTCTGCATATTCTATGCTATCCAGCAGACAATTCTTCAGGTATATCTTGTTGGCCACATCATCACTTCCGCCCGAGTGTCTTCTTGCATAAGCAATGTTTTTGTCCTGCATATACCCACTTGCAGCGCTTCCTGCATACTTGAATCCATGTACCGATATAACTTTAGTAAACATCAGTAATAAGGCATCGCTAATTCCGAACCATAGAACTAAAGCCAGCAAGAACTGCACCAAGTCATGGGTATTAACCATAAAAGCAGTAAGTCCCGTAAAACATGTTAGCAGGAAACCAGTCATGGTGTAAGCTCTGTCTGTAGATTTGCGCAACTGCTCTAAAGAACTTCCCAATCTGGCATCGGCTCTAGCAAGAATAACCTGGGCTAACTCTACAGAGATAAAAGCCCGCATTTCTTTTGATATAAATCTTTCTTCCATATACTATATATAAAAAATGAAAAACACTGCAAAGTTAATCATTTTCCTCGATAAAACGAGTTTTCCTGTTCTAATTGTTAAATCTTGCTTAATAATACGTTTTTTCGTAGTAAATATTTGGGTAATACGAAAATTAGTAGTATCTTTGCATCGTCTTAATACAAATTGTGTTCAATGGCTTTAAATTACAATTTAAACGAAAAAGAAGCGGAACTGATAGAGGCTATCAGGAATTACAGGCTATCTTACCCAGATGGTTATCCGCAATTATTATGGTATGCCCAGCAGCTTTTTGATGACTTGGTTGACATGCCAGAGTAACTAACAAAAAGCCCTCCCTTCGGGGAGGGCATTAAAAAACAATGGAATTATGGAATTTGCAGCAAAAACAAACCAGGTTAAGGACAGTGTCGTAAAGCAGCGCATTCAGGATATCCAGTTATTGGTATCATGGCGCGAGATAGCACGCACTTATTTTGGGAAATCGTCATCATGGCTCTACCACAAGCTTGATGGTATCGATGGTAATGGTGGTGTAGGTGGTTTCACCGAAGAAGAAAAAGTAATGCTCCGTGGAGCGCTATGCGAGGTTTCAAATCGCATTCGTGCTGCTGCGGATAGAATCTAAGAAAAATGAGGCTAGGGGCTAAGCACTCCCCTATAAGACAAAAGACACCATAGCCTTGTGGTGCTAATCATGCGATTAGGCATGGTTAAAATTCAATTAACTAAATAAATATATAGAAGCAACAAAAATTAATACCCTCGGTACTTTCCGCACCGGGGGTATTTTTTTTGCGGAATATGCACGGAAAATGCGGGGAAAATCGAGGAATTTCGGAGATAATCATTCCTTCTTTTCGTTTTCATTCCTTTATCAGAAAGCAGAGTGTTCTAATCTTTATAACAAACTTTATAGCAAAGTTTATAGTTAAAATTGCAATAAATATTTGGCTGTTTCAGAAAAAAGATATATTTTTGCAGCGATAGAAAAGAAACATTAATAATAAAACAAGAACGCAAGTAATGAGAGCATTAAGAATTACAAGACGTAGAGCTGTTAGCTCTACGAGCATCGCTCGCCACCCTTTAGCAGAAGGCTTGCGTAGTTTAGGAAGCCTCGGTGGCGACAACAGCCTGTTCAACGATTACTTGAAAGGCAACAATGTGTCTGACTTGAGGAAAGACTGGGAAGCAGTAGGTTCTGATATGAGGAAAGTTTTAGATTCCGTGCCGTGGACATCTTCTAAACGAAAAGAATATGAATGAGAATAAAATTATAGACTACATACTAGGACTGTTCACAAAGAACGAAATGAGCAAGGATGATATTCATTGGACTATCAACGAAAAGTTTGATTACGACAATGAACCATTGCTGATATTGAACAGACTGATAAGAGAAGGACTCATCCTCGAAATGGGAGAAGCATACTACAGCCTTACCAGTGAAGGGCGAAAAGCCAAAAAGGGATACGCGAAATATGTAAGGAACCGAAAATTCTGGCAATACATCGACAAGGCCAACAAGGTTTCTACCCTTGTAAAGTTCCTCTATGGCGCAGGAGGCTTCATTGCAGGATGGCTGGCCAAGGCCTTAGCAAATGTTCTTGGCATGTAGCAGGACTACCAGCAGGAATAGGCATACCATGATAAGAACCAAGATACCCAGTATGCTTTTTACAGCATACCCCAAACCGCCATTTTTATGATAGTCGTGCCAGATGGGGCTGAATGAATCCAGCAGGGAGCGCTGCTGCTTCTCGAGCATCTCTACTCGCTTCAAGAGATCTTTTTCTTCCATACCTTAATATATATTATATCCATTAAAAACACCGCAAAGTTAATCATTTTCCACAAAAACACCGCACATTCCATTGATTAATGTTAAATAGTAGTAAAATAGATACGATTTAACCTAAAATATTTGGCTATTCGTAGTAATATTACTACCTTTGCAGTGTTGAAATCAATAAACAGCGTTCTATGAAAACAGTTAAAGTGAGCAAGATCCTTAGGATCTTAAAGAAAGACGGTTGGGTTAAGGACCGTCAGAAAGGAAGCCACAGGCAATTCGTGCACCCTACCAAAAAGGGGACGGTCACCGTCAACGGTGGAGATAACGATGACGTTTGGGGATTTCTGCTTAAAAGCATCGAAGAGCAGTCAGGGCTTGTGTTCTAAACACAGCCCGCTCTTCGGAGCTGACGCTGTTTCGCATAGCGTGTTTGTGGTTTCGGCACTGAGCGAACTTGGCAAGAGCCTCGGTCGCTCCTTCAGTGAAATATATTAAAGACTATATATATATGAATAAGGTTATCATTGATACGGCTCGCACGGAGCATGGATACAGCGCAGCATGCAGCTTGCTGCCTGGTTGGATTGTTGCATATAGCGGCGATTTCGAGGGCTTCCGCCAATACGTGCAGGAGAGCATCGACTTCGAGATAGAGGGCTACAAAGAAAGGGGCACGGCTTATCCTGATGTCTTTGATGGTGAATACGAGCTTTACTTCAAGTTCGATGTCCGCTCACTCCTGGACTACTACCGTGGCATCTTCTCCTTTGCCTCGCTCCAGCTCATCACGGGCATCAACCAAAAGCAGTTGGCTCACTATGCCTCTGGCATCTCCAAGCCGCGCCCAGCGCAAGCCGAGAAAATTGCCAACGGCTTGCACAGATTAGCTAACGAATTACAAATGGTCACTGTTTAAGATTTCAACATCAAGGGCTGCTGACCACAGCCAAATGACAGCCATGTACAATGGTTGTACTTTATGGAATTTAAAATTAAAAGATCGCTTTAGAAGCCCCTGGTGCGAGATGCATCGGGGGCCTTTTCATTCCGTTTCATTCCTTTTTCGTTCCTCAACCCCTTGTTTTATGCTCTAAAACATAAAAAAGTCATTTATTTCAAAATTTCTCGCTTTTTTTTTGGCGGTTCCAAATATTCTTCGTACTTTTGCCATCGCTAACAAAGATGATAGTAATCTATCCGGCAGGGCGACCGTTTCGCCTATGGCTTCTCAGCCGCAGGCTTTTTTTATGCCCAAGAGTATCATTTTCCCGGAAACGGGAAAAAAGTGTACCTATATGGCGGCTGCATGAACCGTAAAGATTAAGTTTTGTCCTCTCGGATAAGCCATCATCTTTGTTAGCAACGGGGAATGCAGCCGCCACCCTTTTCTCAGAAATCAAGTGCGCTGCTAATGCTAACAAAGATGATGCAATATGCAGAATTCTCTTTTAATAAATGATGCGATGCAGGTTAAGCCTGTCGGCATCCATGTGAATGTGAACGAGGGAATGAAATCCCTAAAGTGTGCAATCAAGCGTGAGGCTAAGCGCCTCATGGCTACCAGGAGCGAGACCTTCTCTTACCTTTGCGAGGAGAAGGTAACGTATGGCGAAGTAGCTGTCACTATGCTAGGCATAGCTGCATTCGTGGCTGTCATGTTCGTAGGTGGTTATCTTTTCGGAGGGGAGGTGATGTAGCTATGGTAGAGATGATCAAAAATACTCAGGACGTAGCGGTTAGTGCATCACCATGGCAAGATATTGCCCAGGTTGAGGGCAATAAAGTGCCATCACCGGATAAAAATGATAACGTCGGCACGCAGGATGAGCCGCTTACTACGGAGGAGTTCCATGAGCTCATCGAAGCCAATACGGCTAAGCTGAATAAGCTTCGCATGGACTACGCCAATAAAATGTCAGACCTGCATGACAAATATAATGATGAGCTGGACGATATTCTCGCAGTGGAGCACCACGCAACTGATGAGCTCCGTAATGCAAGAATGGCGTATGAGAATGCCAAGGTGCAGTACGAGCTGAAGCTTCGTGAACTGATAAAGCAACGCACCGAGGCAGGACGCAGACATAACGTAGGCAAGGCTGAAGCCAAGAGCTACTGGACTACAGAGAACGAGAAGATCCAGAGCGAGCGCAACCGCATCTTCAAGCGCTATAGAGATTCGGGGGGGGTACTTTCGGAAGAAGCCAAAGGACTGCTGCACCCAAGTTGGGAAAGAGACAAGAAAGGAGGAATGAGCGATGAACGAGAATAACCCAACCAACCTGCACATGACAGCAGACGTCTGGAATGCGCTAGTAGATATGATGAACGTTGGCCAGCTGGACAACTTCATCGAGACTCTTGAGTTTGCTCAAGACAAGTTTATCTCAAACGAGGTAATAACCAATGCCGTGGATGATTTCGGCGGTGCCGGACAGGTTCTCCTGATGCTCAATGCATTCAAGCGCATGGAGAACCTCTTCAAGACCATCAACCAGGCTCTGAAGGCGAAAGGAGGTGTGGCATAATGGGAGAACGCAAACGTATCGTGGGATTCTCGCCTAATGGCAACTCCCTGGAGCCATCCGTAGAGGAGAAGGAGACCAAGCCGGACTATACCCGCATGGCTCTGGACCAGTATCTGGCAGACTACAAGCCGCACAATCCGGAAGAAGATGATGTACATTGTGACTACAAGACCTCGAAGGAGATACAGAACGACCTCAGGGATATGGTTATCGCTCCCGTCTCCACGATCACCGAATATATGGTGGAGCGAGGTTTCAAGATGGTTAAGATAGAAGGTGGAACGCTCGCCTGGCATCTGCAGTACGACCATCCCTTCTAGAAAAAATCAAGCTTTTGCATTAATAATTAAATACTGGTAAGGCTAAGCGTAGCCTATACTCCATTAGTTTTTTAAATTAATAAGCAGTACCCGGTCACCGTGAGGTGGCTGGGTATTTTTATATTCACCCTCCCTATCCTATCTTTGCACAAGTTTAATGAAACAAAGATATGATTACAGTTATCCATCAACCCAGCTCGCCGGTATTTACCAGCGCCCTCGACACCTTCTCGTTCAAGATAGGCGGCGAGAATGCCACCGTCACCATCTCGTGCGACGGTGAAGAACTGCTCAGCGAGACCTACTACCCTGTATCGGGCAATATCACCATCTACGACCTCGGTACTCTCATAGCTGATGCAGCCAGAAGAACCGTGGCTGCCACCTGCAAGATCAGCATCACGGAACATACGGGAGACAAGAATGTAGATACCTGGAGCAAGGAGTTCAGCGTATATTATGCCACCGTTGACGTGAACATGAGCTGCCAGGCATTCCTGGATTCATTCTTCCTCACCCTGCTCGACGGCACCAAGCTTACACAGCTGGGCCATCGGGAATACCTGCATGCTGCAGGCGAGGAGAGTAGCACGCCGGAGGTGGTTGCCAGCTACTACAACAGGGAATCGGGCAGCATAAGCACCGCCACCATCGATGCCTCTGCCACCCCTACCCATACCGTGAACGGCATCACCACCTTTGATGTTTCGCCCGACAGATACTACGATGAAGCCAAGGGCAGCCTCTTCGCCTATACCGTGACCGTGGGCAGGCGAGTGCAGGAGTACCAGATAGACCATACCCGGGCAGTGGCCGACCCGGTGCTGCTCTTTACCAACTCGTTCGGATGCCAGGAGATTTTCTACTGTCTGGGCAGAAAGAAGATTGCCCCTACCTTCGAGCGCAAGCAGGCGGTAATCTCCGGCAGGAAAATCAACTATGCCGTGAAGGAGACCCGCTCCTTCGAGGGCGACACCGGCATCATTCCGCCATCCATGGCACACTTTGCCGAAGACCTGCTCAGAAGCGATGAGATCTATCTTTTCAGGGATTATACCAAGGACAAGGAAATCACCTTCACCGACTCGAAGAGCGAACGGACCAACGAGGAAGACGGCATGGCAGAGTTCACCTTTACGTATCAGTATGCCCAGAGAGTGCAGAACGTAATCTTCAGGGATGTAGAGAACACGGGAGGCAGAATCTTTGATGACTCATTCGATGATACGTTCAACTAGAAGTTTCACCTTTATAATTTTGTCGCAGATATGAAAGAAAAGACACCCAGAGCCATCCATATCAACGAGCTGAGACGTGCGCTCGACATTTCGCGCATAGACCGCACGCCCGTGAACCTGGACTGCTGGAAGGCAGCCGACGGCTCCATCATCCAGTACCGGGGCTGGCTGGTGAAGAGCAGTTCCTGGCAGCAGGGAACCCACAACCTCTACAATCCGGTGAATCACCAGATACGCAAGGTGAGGGATATCTTCATCTTCAGATACAATGACCATCCAATATACTTATAATAATTATGGCAAACAACAACAGCAACAACATAGACATCACCTATGCCACCATGGGCGAGGTGATGGATTATCAGACATCATCGCCCACGAGCGGTTTCACGGAGTCGTCCACAGTCTTCGATGATGATGGTACCACGCCTCTCGTCAGCGTGGAAGTCGGGGGAAAGGAATATACCTATGTACCCTTCGGCTACGAGAACCAGCTGCCCTACGAGCTGATCAGCAACATAGGCAGGAGCAGCGTGATGGCTCAGAACAAGCTCTTCAACGTGCTCACCTGCTACGGCATGGGCTTCCAATATAACGACATCGAGACCAAGCTGCCTACGAAGGACAGGGAGGTGAACCTGTTCCGGATGCACAACTCGATGAGCCGCTTCTTCCTGGAACAGATTACCGACATGAAGTATTTCTTCTTCTGCGTATCTGCCATCGTGCTCAACAAGAAGGGCGACAAGATTGTGGCGGTAAGACACAAGGAGGCGTGCTACTGCCGGTTTACCAAGAGCGTGAACGGACGCTCGGAATATGTGCTCTATGCCAACTGGAGAAATGCCACTGTGCCAGCCAACATAGAGGTGCTGCCGCTGCTCGACGAGCTGGATCCGCTGGGCGACCTGCAGAAGCGCATGGGGCTGGACGGCCAGAACGGCAAGGTGAAGGCAAGACAGTCGGGGCAACCGGGATGCAAGGACAGGGTCTTCGCCATCGTTACCCGCTTCCCTACCCCGGGCTGCCAGTACTATCCCGTGCCCTACTACTCCGCCATCTTCAGGGACAAATGGTATGATATCTCCCGTCTCATCGCCATCGGCAAGATGGCGAAGCTGAAGAACCACGCCACCATCCCCTACCTGGTAGAGATACACAACGACTACTGGCGCGGCATCTTCAAGGAGGAGCACATCACGAGTACGGAGGAACAGAAGAAGCGCAAGCTTGCCGAAAAGGAGAAGATACGCGACTTCATCTCGGGCATAGAGAACAGCGGCAAGCTCTGGATAGCGGGCTACTATACCACGCCCGACGGCAAGGAGGTGAAGATGGTGCGCATCACCCGCATCGATACCTCGAAGGACGGAGGCGACTACAGCGATGACATCGCCGAGAGCAACAACATGCAGTGCTATGCCGACAACATCCACCCTAACCTGGTGGGCGCCACTCCCGGCAAGAGCCAGAGCAACAATTCGGGTTCCGACAAGCGCGAGCTCTTCACGCTGAAGCAGAGCATAGAGAAGGCATTCCACGACCTGATGGAGACGGTTCACTGGGTGATCATCTACTTCAACCACTGGGAGGAGAAGGTTTATCCGGATGTGCCGCTCATCATGCTCACCACGCTCGATGAGAACAAGGATGCCAAGAAAGTGTCTAACAATCCAAATTCAAAGACAGATGATTAATATTACCGCAGAACAGTTTGAGCAGCTCCTTCCATTCGTGGGGGCTGCCACGGAAGACGTCTTCACGAAGGCTCTGCCATCGATGGAGAACGTTTACTTCGACCTCGTGGCCACCGTCATCGGTTCCGACTTCGAGGATGCAGCCTGTGCTGAAGGCAGCGCTTTACTGGGCAATGTCCGCTCATACGTCATCCTGAAGGCATTCATCCTGCGTCTCCGTTCCAACGATCTCATCATGACCGACAACGGTTTCGGTATCGTTTCCAACGAAAACATATCGCCTGCATCCCAAGCCAGGGTGGATGCCCTGCTCAGGGAGCTGACCTACAAGCAGGACCAGCAGCTGCACGGCGTGCTGAACCGCCTGCGCACGGTGGAAGGCTGGAGCGAGACGATGCAGGCATGCAACAACATCGCCTCTTTCTTCTGGTCGCCATTGACGCTGAGGGCTTACTCGAGTGTACGGGGGTTCGTCACCTTCGACGACCTGGCAGCCCACCGCAACGAGATAGGAATGGCAGAACTGGTGCTGCGCAAACAGTTCTCCGACTCGCTCATCGAGCAGCTGCTTGAGGAAGAGCGCAAGGCACAATATGAGCCATTCCATCGGCACGCCATCGTGAAAATGTGCCATTTCATCGGTGCTCACATTTCTACAAAAGAGGCTCCTGCCGACCCTCGATACAAGGATCTTGCCTATGCTGCAGCAGCCAACTTCATAGAGGAGAACATCGATAAATTCCCAAAATACAAGGATTCACCGGCCTACAAGGCCAATCACATGCAAGCGTATGAGAACAAAGCTGACGACCCGACCTTCTTCTTTGGATGCTAACGGAACGCTGAACCTTCACGTTCCTCATTCCTGGAGTGAATTGACACAGGAACAGTTGCGCTATGCACTCTTCCTGCTCACCCAGGGGTGGAAAGAGTGGCAGGTAAGAACTTATCTCTTTGCCCGGTTTGCCGGCATAGACGTACTCAACGAGAAGAAAGACGGATGGCTATGCGAGGTGGAGACGGATAAGAGCAAGAAGACAAGATTCTTTCTTGAGCTGTGGCAGATCCGAAGTTTCTGCGAGGCTTTCGACTATGTTTTCGATGGCAACGGGGCAGACAACAGACTCGAATCCATTGGTCTCTATAAGGCTGCAGATGTAGAGCTCTACGATTATCCGTTCGAGTATTATCTGATAGCCGACAACTATTTCCAGCAGTACATGATGTCGGATAAGTCGAACGAAGAACCTCTCAAGGAACTGGCACGGTATCTCTATCTGGATAGCGAGGGCAAGAGCCCGGACCGCATCGAATGTACGGTACCAGAACTCATGGGCGTGTTTCTCTGGTATGTGCGGATAAAGCATAACTTTTCGGAAAAGTTTCCTCATCTCTTCAAGCCTGCAGCCGAAGGAGGTGAAGACTACGATATGGTAGGAGCGATGAATGCACAGATTCGGGCACTCACGGGAGGCGACATCACCAAGGAAGAGATTATCAGAAAAGCCGATGTGTGGCGGGCACTCACAGAACTGGATGCCAAGGCACGCGAGGCTGAAGAACTGAACAAAAGACTGAAAGAATCATGATTAAGACAGAAATCAATACCCCATCGGTACAGGTAGGCTTCGATGCCTTCTCTTACTTCAGAGATCTGGCAAAGCGCAATAAGCTCTGCAGTAATCTCGGTTTCATGCCTACCACCTGCTCCAGTCCGACGGCATTTGAGGGTATGCTGAGCAATATGTCGAAGAGCAGAAATTTCATCGTTATAGATGATACCAACGACGGTAACGTAGCCATCAATGGTGACGGCAGCTTCCGTAAGGTAGTTACCTATACGGTATGGATCCTGATGCGATATAAACTGAACGACATGAACGACCGGCAGGAAAAGCTCAATACCTGCAGAAAGATATTCCGGCAGTTTCTGAGCAGGATCATCATCGATAAGATGAAATGGGAAAACGACTTCACTTATCTGCTGAGCGACCAGGTGGACAATCGGGAGATAGGCGCATATTTCATCAACGGGCTCACTGGCGTGGAATTCCACATCGACGTGAGCGAGCCATTAGACCTGGTATATGACAATGAAGAATGGAACGAATAACATCAAGACTCCCGTATCTCAGGAAGACATCCATGCCTACGAGCGTGGATGGGCAGAAGAGATGGTGAAAATCTGGAAGGAGAAGATCATGCACTACCGCATCCGCCATACGGGTGCTCTCTTCAACAGCGTGCAGGCTACTTCCTTCGGAGGTTCCAGCCGCACGATTGCCCACAAGTTCCTGCTCTACGGCCTGTATCAGGAAGCGGGAACGGGCAACGGTTATTACCATGGCAATCCTGGAGATCTCCCGTTCCTGGATCCGAAATACCGTGCGCAGCATCATCTGGGCGAACCCAGACAGAGGCGTCCATGGTTCAACCGGAAGTATTATGCATCCATCATGAAGCTGAACGATATGGAGGGCTATTTCTATGGCGAGGAATACCAGGGTCTGATGGCAGACCTCTTCAAGCAGATGTTCGGCAAGATATGATGTATTTTTATATTGGGAAATATCTTTGTATTTTTGCTCAAAAATAAAAACAATGGCAGAAAAATTCGATATCAACAACCTCAGAGAAGCTTTCGAAGCGATACGCGACGAGAGAATCAAGCATGCCAATACGGCTACACGTATCGGTAATGCTTTTCTGTCCTTACTGGATTATGCTGCCAATGCAGACGAAGACAAGCTCTCTGCTATCCATGACGACACGGCACGTGGACTCATCACCTTCCTGAAAGGCATCAAGATTGGCAAGGACTTCTTATTCGACCGTTCGGGAAATATCCACGCCCACTCACTGGCATTGGAGAATAATTTCAGGTTTGATGCTGATGGTAACATCATCGCCCATTCCATAGCATCGGAAAATGCGAATACTGACGAGGAAAAAGGGTTCATTATTGTCAGAAAGGATGAGACGGGTAAATATAAACTCTGTATAGATGAACTGTTGGCGTGGGGACTCACTACAGTGAAGCAGCTTCACGTTAAAGGTGATTCCACCTTCGACGGCAATCTCTTCAGCAAGCAGTTTGTATCAGACTTCCTCACAGGTAAAGGATGGGGAATCTACAACAAGCCTATCACCAACGCAGCAGGAATGCTCGAGAATAAATGGACGGGAGAATTTGATAACGTCATCGTACGTGGCTCATTACGTGTCTATGAAATGATTATCTCACAGCTGCTCGGAGAGAATGACAACCGAGTCTTCACGGGCATGATGGAGGTGGATCATTATGATTCTAAGACAGGCAAGGTCTATCTTGATACGCAGGACGGCAAGCTCTATAATCCATTCCATCGGGATGACATCATTATGGTTCAGCAGTTCAATGGTATGCCCAATAGCAGTAACGACAACTATGTAACCAAGAACTACGAGCTGCTCGTTACGGATGCAGGATGCGGAAGCCTGGAGGATGGCGACAAGAGATTGGACTGGGTGAAATTCGCCAACTTCACCTCTTCTATAGCGGGAGCAACTCCTGAAGCTCTCATCAGGAAGAAGGACACATTCGTTCGAGTGGATAACCTCAGCGACCCAGACCGCAAGGGTATCATGCAGATTATAACTGTAGGTACAGCTTCGCCTCACATGGATGTAGTCTATGGCTTGAAAACAGACCCAGAAGGAGCGTTGAAGGGCAGACTAGGTAACCTGGAAGGCATCGTGCATCCATGGTTCGGCAGGCTACAGGGATTCGGTGAGTATCTGAATAACCTCTATGCAGTAGGCGACCTGATTCTGCGCAGGACTGGCGAGAGCGTGGATACCAAGTTCCAGGTTCTTGAGAATATGTTTTCAAGTCGATTTGCCAAGACCAGCTATGAGCTGACCAATGGCAAAAACTATCTTGAGAATGGGCAATTCCTGGAGCAGGTGACAGATGCAGATAACACCATCATTAATGGCTGGGAGATTGATGCAGACGAGGAGACTATGTTGTGGGTAGATGCCAATGGTATGCCATTTTTGGTAAACTCTACGCTTACAACCAGCGGTAACAAGAAGGTTACGCTGGAGCAGAACGACGGCAGACAGATGCTCCGTGTGCAGAACTGCGGTCTCCGACAGAATAATGCCCTTATCAAGCAGCCTGGTACTCACAAGGAATACGTAAAGGGTAGCGGTGAGAAAAATGATGCAGGATTGTCTCAGACAGAAGCAGCAACCGTTGATGTGCAGGATAAGCTCTACGTGAATATACGTCTGTATGCCAAGACCGCTGGACAGCTTACCTATGGCTTCGACGGCTGCAAGGCTGTGGATGGCAAGGAGAATACCCTGACTGCCAAGACCGAAAACATCGCCTATTCGGGTGAATGGCAGACGGTGAGGATGGAGGGTAATTGGAATGGTACTGGCGATTTCATCATCAGATATTCGGGCGATTGCTACATCGCTCTAGTTACCATCACCGATGAACCTCTCAGTGAGTTCAGTAAGACCGTGAGCACTCAGATTGTGCAGACCGCAGAGAATATCAAGCTGCTGGGCGAGAATATTAACAAGGTGGATGGCAAGACTACACGGCTCGGAATAGAGCTTGACGCTGAGAAGGGTGAAATCAGACAGTATGTAGATACCAAGGATAAGAAGAATCGCGAAGATACCTCATCGCTGATTTTACAGACATCGAGCAGCATCACCTCATCGGTTGACAAGAAGCTGAAAGATCAGTACGATACCGTTACAAGCGAGTATTCTTCATCCATCAGTCAGACTGCGGAGGGTATCAGGCAGTGGGTAGGTAGTCAAGACTACGCCAACAACACTACAGTATCATCTAGCATCGAGCAGCTATCTGGCAGAATTACCAGTACTGTGAAAATGGTGGAAGCGAATGCTTCTAGCATTACTCAGATTCAGCAGGATATTGATTCCATCACACTGACAGTGGGCAAGGCTGCTACACAAGAGCAGCTGCAGGCAAACGTAGATACGCTCAATAAGAATATCAGCAGTAATCTTGCATCTGCTAAAAGTTATGCAGATGGTGTTGGCAGCGGTATAAGAAGTGATTACTCCTCTACCATTACGACCGTTAAACAAAATAGCAGAGGATGGAGTGTAGCTGCCGGAGGATTCGATTCGAAAGGTAAGCTGAAATCATCTGCTGGAGCTGTATTGACTACAGAATTTGCTGGGCTCTTCGCAACAGCATTCACCAACAAGGGTGGTGTCGTGAAAAGTGAAATCAGTTCATTCATCACGAAGGATGCTGCTGGGACAATGATATCCAATGCTAAGATTTCTGCTGATAACATAGTACTGAGCAGCGGAGGTTCCGCTGTTGAGAAGGCGATTGCCAATGCTAAGAATGCAGGAGATACTGCGCAGAGAACGGCAAGCAATGCAGCTCAAGCAGCTAGTAATGCACAGAGTACCGCAAATACAGCTGTGAATAATGCGAAAGCTGCAAATGATGCGGCAGCTGCTGCGAAATCGTATGCCGCTTCAGAAATCAAAGCGACGAATGGCAGCATTTCAGCATTAGCAGCAAAGGTTTCTTTTGATTCAAGTGGTAATATTACCAACATCAGCAAATCAGGACTTGTGACGGAATCAAACTATGCTTCAATCTTCTCCTATTACAGGAGTGTAACCGGGGCGGTGGTTCAGTCTGAGATAAAAACATTCATTAATAGAGACGAAGTTGGGAATATTGTATCCAATGCAACAATCCAAGCCGACAAGATAAATCTTACCGGTCATTGCATGAACTTCTCGGGCGGTCAGATTACCATCACAACTCCGAACTTCAAGCTTGACTCAACTGGTAGCATTTGGTGTCAGAATGGAACATTCAGCGGTATGGTTACAGGAGTACATGGAAGCTTTAAAACACTTGATTGTGTTGACAGCAACGGAAATGTAGTTGGTAATATACAGTTTGGCTCGGATGGTAGAATGTGGTTCTCGGGAGACATGTATCATCAAGGTTATGATAGTGCAAAGAAACGTGGTTATCGCTTTTATGCGGCAGATATATGGTGCAGAGGCATGTTCGGACATCGGCAAAAGACAATGGCATGGGTTTTCGGCACACACATGAGAATATACACCAAGGATGCTGACAATACAGAGGATACTGGGGTCTATATTGCACTCGAAAGTGGTATGGTATCAGGAAGAAGATACTATAAAATACCTCTGTATGGTTTTGCTAGTTATGGAGACGCTTCAGGTATGGCGATTGATATAGTTGTCATTAATTGCAGTTCTGATTTCTATTACGTATTCGAGGGAATGGGTAACGGCAAGGAATGGCGAGTCATTAATGGTAATGATAAACAGACAATTCATTTTGCAGACATCGGTGGTTGGCATGAGTTGAAAGGTGGCGAAAGCCTGTCGTGCGCTTACGTAAATCCGAAATTCCTGAATCCGAAGCCAACCAGCCTTGGTGCAGGAGTCTTCTGGAGTGGTGAATATGATTTGAACTGGTCTTGATTTTAATAACTTATATAATATTTATAATATGAAAACAGCAAAGCAGACGGTGACAACCGAATTTGAGCCGATTGAGCTCAACGAGAGTGTGAAAGTGAGTTCCGAGCGTAATGTCGCTGGAGATAAAACTATAATAAGAGGATATATCATCAGCAGTGAGAATGGTGAGTATCTTGGTAATATTAATGTAGAGAACGGCAATCTTGCGATCTCTATCAAAAGGGATATGGTTGATAAGGAGACGAGTGCGAAGATCCTTACCTCAATTCCTGAATGGATTGAGAGCATAGAAAGCGCAGAATAAGGAGGTGCCTATGAGTGATGCAAGTATTAACAGCAATCTTGAAGAGGCTTTCAAGAACTCAGACTGGTCAACAATCTGTGCTGCCTTGATGCCGCGCTTCAACGATTACCTAGCCAGACGTTCGAAGAATGTCTTCGAGTGTGAGCAGGTGAACTCCCTCGAGCACGTATTCACCGTACCAGCCCTCTACGATGACCAGGCAGGCACTCGAAAGCAGGTCATAGTTCCGATGAAGGTGTTCACCCGTGATATTGACGCAGAGCTGGAGAAAGCCAAAAAGGTGACTGAAGCTGCAAATACTGCAACAGAAAAGGCCAACACGGCTGCAGCAAATGCAGACAAGGCTAGGGAGGGGCTGGAGACTAAGAAGCAGGAGGTAGATAATGCCGTAGCTGAGAGTAAGACTGCAACCGAAGCAGCCAAGAAGGCTACTTCGGATACTTTGGCCAGCAAGACTGCAATCGAGAAAAATGAAAGTGGCAGACAGACAGCAGAGCAAACTAGGCAGGCACAGGAAGCCGCTAGACAAAAGTCTGAAACCTTACGTAGTTCTAATGAAACTTCACGGCAGAATCAGGAAGCCTCCAGAGTAAGCCAGGAGAAGAACAGACAATCAGCAGAAACTACACGAGGCGTCAACGAGACGACTCGGCAGAGTCAGGAATCAGCACGACAGAAGCAAGAAACTGCAAGAGCAGAAGCTGAGAATAAACGTCTAGCCGCAGAAAGCGGAAGGGTACTGGCTGAAAACAGCAGAGTATCTGCTGAAAACAAGCGTCAGTCTGATACCAATACTGCAATCATCAATTCTATTTTGCAGACAGACCTCGCTAAGGAAATGAACGATCATCCACCCAAAATGGGAAGCAACGGAAACTGGTGGCAATGGGACCTCTCCAAGCATGAATATGTCGATACGGGTGTCATTGCCCGAGGCGGCGCTATGTATCCGTCATTCCGCCAGCATCGTAACAAGTTACTTATGATTGATTACGGAAGCAATGTCGCAGAGCATGTTGTCAAGCGCAGAAACAAGTTAGTCATTAAAGTTTAATAAATATATGGCAGATAATACAAATATCATTGTTGTTGGTAATGTCGCCTTCACCGATCAAGGTTCCTGGAAGTCGGACTACTCATATGAAGAGGATGGACAGACTGTTAGGGGCTACGATGAAGGGGATATAGTTCATACATCTACAGGAGTCTATGCGTCACTGGAGGATGGTAACACAACAACTCCTTCGGATACAAACACCAAATGGCGCAGATGGCTCGATAAGACACCAACCATCAAGGCACAGAGTGCAGCCGACGATGCCAACAAGGCAGCAAATCTCGCTCAGAGTGCAGCCAATACTGCACAAGAGCAGGCTACAGCTGCAGCAGCACAAGCAGCTCTAGCAGAGACAAAGGCTACAGAGGCAGATGCTGCCGCCAAACGAGCCGATGCCAAGATTGCACAAATGGATGGATTGGCCGGGCAAATAGCCACAGGTTTCATTGCGCCGTCGCGCATGTTTCTAGACTATCTCCCGGAAATCAGCCTACGCAATAAAGTGGCGCAGCGCATCGATGCCAATCTCGTTCCGAGCTACCTCCCTCAGAGCGTGCTCTTCCAGCATGTAGATGGTGACTCGTTGCTGGTTGATCCGAGCGGTAACCTCACCGTCAAAGGCGAGGGAACTACTAAGTTCTGGGTTATCCCTACCGCCAATACACCTCTTTGGAAGGAGGTGAGCATTACAGTTCGCCAGCCACGCCTTCGCCTGTCTGCATCAGGGAAATTACGCAAGGTGGGAGCTTCATTACGCATTGTTTAATCGATTGAAAGTACGTATTTTTTATAAGTGATTGAGAATGAGATAAGTTTTTATCTCATAA